CAGGAGCGCCCGCTGAATGGACTGCTCCCAACGAATGACCCAGGGGTCAAGGGTGTACTTCACGAACTCAAGGGACTGCTGCTCAATATTAGAAAAGCTCGACTTTTCCAGATCACCCACCATGTGAGGCGGGACACGGAAAATTCGAGCAATTTCATTGATTTGGAATTTGCGGGTCTCAAGGAACTGTGCCTGCTCCGGTGAGATGCCGATAGGCGTATATTTCATACCTTCCTCAAGTACCGCGATCTTGTTAGCGTTGCCGCTGCCACCGAAGGTGGACTGCCAGCTTTCACGCACACGCTGCGGATCTTTGATTGTGCCGGGGTGTTCCAGGACACCACCCGGTGCAGCACCGTTGGCGAAGAACTTGGCACCGTACTCCTCACAGGCGATTGCCATGCCGATAGCGTTCTTTGCCATCGCAATGGGGCTGTAGCCTACAAGTCCGTCAAAACCGAGTCCTGGAATATGAAGCACATCGGAAGGCTGAAGCGTGACCGCAAACTCCTTATTTTTGATTGCTTCATCGGGACCACGGTAGTAGGTGTAGTACAGACGGCCGTTTTCATCTCTGTCCACGGACATCTTGTTCGGCATCAGCGGATACAGAGCAATGACCTCGTTCTTGCCGTTGCGGATAACCTGTGCATAGGCATTGCCCCACAGGAGCAAATGGGTCATGAGGGTCTCTCGGAACACGAAAGAACTCATTTCCGGGTTCGGTTCATCGTGGAGCAATCGGTACAAAGGATGGTCAAGGGCTTTTTCCTTGCCACCACCATCGGTGTATTTGTAGAGGTGCAGCGGAAGTCCCGCCACCGCTTCTGCCAGGATGCGGACACAGGAGTAAACGGCCGTCATTTGCATGGCAGACCGCTCGGTCACATTTTTGCCGGAGGTTGTTCCACCCATATAAAAAGTGTAGGAACTTCCGGCTGTGCGGTTTTCAGGCTTATCCCTGGATTTGAACAGCCCAGAAAAGATACCCATCATACATCACCTTCCTTCAAGCGTTCTCGCAGGGCATCAAAAAACGCCCTGCCTTTGATGGGGAGTCCGGCAGCAAGCCGTTCCTCCTCAAAAGCAAAGCGTATTTCCAATTGCTCCACGGAGTAAGTTTTCAAAAATGAGCGCCAGGTCTGTTTGTCCCACTGTCGGAGTTGTTCCCACTTCTCTGGGAAATGTTTACGCAGTTTCCGCAGTTCGTCATAGGATTGCAGTGGGCAGCACCAACAGGAAACACGGTGGAAAATGTCGTAGAGACCGTCCCAATCAAAGCCGCGCTCACGGCAGTAGGCCAGGCAGTCCGCTTCAGTCATGCCCCAATCTATCAGCGGATAATTGAAATCATGGACACGCTGTGGTTCATCAGCCGCGATGCCGATATACTGTACCAATTCGTATTCCTTGGAGAGATCACGAAGGTAACGGTCAATGACCCGTTGTTTCAGCATTGCAGTACACCATCGGTTACGGGGCCCCGCCCAACTGTAGCCTTTGCGACCGAATAGTTCAGGGTTTTTCCGCTTGGGCATATGCTCCAAAAGCAAATACTCAAAATCATAATTGGACTTGAGCCGTGTGATTGGTCTACCGATATACTTTTCCAGTTTGTCGATGTGGTGATACATACCTTCAAACTCCAACCCGGTATCGCAGAACAAAATCATATCCACGGGCATTCCTTCCTCCAACATTCGCAGAAGCATTGCGGTGGAGTCCTTGCCGCCGGAGAGCGAGACGATATGCAGTTTAGCTTTTTCCATGTCACACCTCCGTCATATAAACAAAATGCCTCGGTCATCGTAGACCGAAGCACTGGTATCATTGCCACAGCGGATCGCGCGGTCAAGAGCCATTATGGTTGCAACCGCACCGTCAATCTTTTCTGTGGATTTTTCTTTATCCGGCTTGATGTTGCCTGCTGGATCGGTGCGGATGAAGATGTTATCCATCATCCAACGGAGAACGGGATGCCCGCCGTGGGCGATGCGTTCTTCCAACACCAGTTTCATCAGTTCCTTGGTGGGTGGGGACATATCCTTGAAGCCCTGTCCGAAAGGGACCACCGTAAAGCCCATGCCCTCAAGGTTCTGCACCATCTGAACAGCGCCCCAACGGTCGAATGCGATTTCACGGATGTTATATTTCTCACCGAGCCGTTCTATAAACTTTTCGATGTAACCGTAGTGAACAACGTTACCTTCGGTGGTCTGAAGGAAACCCTGCCGCTCCCACACATCGTATGGCACATGGTCACGGCGCACACGAAGGTCGAGGTTATCTTCTGGAATCCAGAAGTAAGGCAGGACGACGTACTTGTCATCCTCATCCTCCGGCGGGAACACCAAGACCAATGCCGTAATATCCGTTGTGGAGGACAAGTCCAAACCACCGTAACAGACACGGCCTTCCAGATCGTCCTCGTTGGCAGAAAACTCACATTTGTCCCATAGGTGCATCGGCATCCAACGGACAGCCTGCTTGACCCACTGGTTCAAACGGAGCTGCCGGAAGGCGTTCTCCTCGCCGGGGTTTTGCTTTGCGGATTCGCAGGCATCACGGACTTTGTCAATGCCGACCGTTATACCGAGGGAAGGGTTGGCTTTCTTCCAGGTGGCGGGGTCAGTCCAATCGTCCGCTTCATCCGCACCGTAGATAACGGGATAGAAAGTGTGGTCAATTTTTCTGCCCTCGATGATGTCCTTTGCCTTTTGGTGAATCTCATAGCAGATAGATTTCGTATCGTTGCCCGCTGTGGTAATGAGGAAATACAATGGCTGCATACGGGCATCACCGGAACCCTTGGTCATAACATCAAACAGCTTTCGGTTCGGCTGCGTGTGCAACTCATCGAAAACAACACCGTGGGTATTGAAACCATGCTTATTGCCAACGTCAGCGGAAAGCACCTGGTAGATACTGCCCGTGGGCTGATAGATAAGCCGTTTCTGGGAGTCCAGGATTTTGACCCGCTTGGAGAGTGCCGGACACATACGAACCATGTCGGCAGCCACGTTGAAAACGATGGATGCCTGCTGTCGGTCAGCGGCACAGCCATAGACTTCGGCGCGCTCCTCACCGTCACCACAGGTCAGAAGCAGAGCCACCGCAGCCGCCAACTCCGATTTGCCTTGCTTCTTGGGGATTTCGATATATGCGGTATTAAACTGGCGGTAGCCGTTGGGCTTGAGGGTCCCGAACACATCACGGATGATCTGCTCCTGCCAATCGATCAGTTCAAAGGGCTTTCTTGCCCAGGTGCCTTTGGTGTGGCAAAGGCTCTCAATAAAGGCGACCGCATAGTCAGCAGCGTCCTTATCGTAGTAGGAGCCATTGGACATAAAACGGGTCGGCTTATACTTTTTCAGTTTTCTGATATGCGTCACCTCCTCAAAAAATGGCATAAAAATAGCCGCCACCATAATCGGTGCGACTTGCTGTATAACGAGGAACAGAGCCTTCCGGCTCTGTCTCATGAAGTTTTTTAGTCGGCTTCTTTTAGGTAGATACGAGTGAAATGTTCCGTACAAAGGTCAAAATCTGTATCGGATAATCTTTCATAATCATTGCGTGTGAATGCTTTTTGGATATTCCCAAGCATACAGCCAACCCCGGCACTATAACTTTCACCTTTGGGATAGGAGAAGAATTCAAGCACCACGCGGGATTTGCACCCAGGCTGAAAAAGAGAACTGTCCGTTATGGGATATACACTATTATCGTAGATTTTCGGAGCAGTAAGAGAGGCTGCGTTAACGACCCAATTGCCACGGAAAATCTCGTCCACATCTTCATTGTCACCATCGATAATAGGAAGGTTCTTTTTGGCAGCTTTTGCTTGCCATGCACCATACAATGTTGCCCCATTGCGAATCGCAACTTCAACCGCCAAATTTAGTGCGTCGTTGGTTCTCACGAGTGACTTGGGTATGATAACCGAAGCCGTGTATAACGGGGGTTTGTCCTCTAAAATGATTTGAGGTTCCCATATTCGCGCATTTGTAAAAGTAACCAGGTCAGTTATCACCTTTGTTGCTGGGTTGCGATAGTTCATTTTTCTTTTTCTCCTTTCGGCGCTTTTTTCTTCGTTTTACAATGGCTTTATTTTTGCATTTTTGGCTACAGTAAACCGCTTGTATTTGGTCAGTGGTAAATGGCTTTTTGCACGTTGGGCAGGTTCTTACCACGTCCTTATTAAACCGGAACAAGTCAGCAATGTTTTTTTCTGTCATACCGGTTAGATTTTCTATTTGGGTGAAAGAATAACAAGCCTCACGTAACACCAACGCATATTCGAGATGGTCAAGTGTTGGATAATACTTATATCGAGAGTTCCCTGAATTGCGCCGTTGCATCTTCTTGCGGTTTTCGTGATAACGACTTCTGCAGGAAACAGAACAATACTTGGATGGCCATTTTCCTTTTTCACCCGGTATTTGTTTTCCGCAATGAATGCAAATGGTGTAAGGCAATGGATTTGAGTAGCAATACGAGGAAATAAACTGTTCCGATATTCCCGTAACGATATGCATTTGGGATAGTGTAAAATGGTTTTGCCTATAAAAATCGAGAATAGCTTTTTGATGCGGTGTGATGCGTTCTCGGTTATTGATTTTCAATTCGGAGTCAGCATCCATCCCATATTTCCTAAACCAATTCATATAGCACTTTGTGTCACAGAATTTTTTTAGCACCCCATAGCCGATTTGAGATATAGGTTTACCACAGGCTGGGCATACCGTTTCAAGGATCGGATTGTCACGTAAACAGCGTTCTACACGACTCTTTGGAACGCCAACTAATTCAGCAATCTCTTCTTGAGACCGTAGCTGACAGCGATACGCTCGTATAGCCATCACCTGTGCAGGTGTTAAGCCAAAAGGTATAGATTTGACTCTGCCACCAGCCGAAGTGGAAGTGTTCTTTGATGAAAAAAGCCAAACACCCTCTTCATAGAACTTCTTGAAGCGAATAACTATTTTTGTGTAGTAATGGTGAATAGCACTTGCACTTACATCATAGGTTTTTCCTATGTCCTTGAACATTTCGCCCTTATAGGCTCTGCGAAATAAAATATCTTGGTGGCGAGGCAGCAGATGCTCTATGGCATAATCAAATGCAGGAGAACCATCGAATAATTGAGATAGCCCTTCATCTTCCTTTGCCATGAATTCCGGGACGTATTCAAAGGCATCATAATGAAGCCGTGTGCTATACCGTTGACGAGCATCGTGATTTTGTTCAAGTCTGTCCAAATCACGGAGAACAGCCATCCATTCTTCATCAACCTCAATGGATTCATACCCGGTTCCAAACTTATACTGATACTTCATAACGCTTCGCCAGTGAGGATGAAATGTACATATTGGGTGCGATGCTCCTCCAGGAAAATCACCAGTTCATAGAACCGCATCTCGTTGGCAATGTACTGTACCATTGGAATGTCGAACATATTGGTGCGCCCGGTTTTACGAACTGCGAGGATCTGCTCACGGATTTTATCGGACATCGGTATTCGCCACCTTTCGACAAGTATCGACACCGTATGCTACATTCAAGCCGGAGCCGTTGTCCCAGGCAACCATAATGCTGCCGATATCATCAACGCCGATCACAGTACCCTTCGTGCCGATGGGAGGTGCCTGCGGATCGTCCATCTGCACCAACTCCACCCGCGTACCCCTTGGGTAGCGTTCACGGAGGGCTTGTAAGGCTTCTTTTGAAATCACTCGCATACTTCCATCTCCTTGGGCTGACCGCTTCTGAAGGCGGAACTGCCCGTCAGGTTGCGGAGCAGGATCTTACGCTCGGATTTGTATTCCGCGCCGATGAAGCCCAGGCGCAGAAGGAAGCACCGGAATGCGTACTTGTCATTGTCCGTGTCCTTTTCCTTTGCCACCACGCGCTTCGCATTCCGTGCCATTTCGCACAGCTTGCAGATGAAAGTGTCATAGGCTTTCATTTCGTCTGGGGTGGGAATACCAGGAAACCAAGGGAAGGAAACCTTCGTATCGGTGATTTCCAAAGAAAGTTCATCCGTTCCAAGGGATTTCTTGATGAGGTTGCCCTTGGCTGCTATCAGTGCCTTGAGGTTTTCCAGGTTCGCATCGGTAAAAAGGCTACGAGGCATGGAAATGCAGATCCCGTCGATTTCTCTCGGTTCGGACTGCTCCTCGGTGGTGTCGTCTGCGATGCAGTCGACAAGAGGATCTTCTGCCTGGAAGCCTTTCTCCCGAAGAAAGCGGATGAGGGCGACTGCGGTGCTGTTGTCCTCGATGGTGACCTGCCCGTCCACACTGACGGTGTAACCGCCAACCTGGTAGGCAAAGCCAGGGGCGCCCAGGTACTTGGCTTTTTCACCAGTGTGTTCTGCGATGGCTGCGACCAGGCGCTTGCGGTCGGAACCGCTGACATTGTAGTTGATAATCATGTGTGTGACCTCCTTTAATTTTGGTAGTCACATATTACCGTCAGTGTTCCGATATATCCAGTTATATCTGCACATTTGGGGTGTAGATTATATC